TCAAAATGGGTAGGTTTTTATATTACCTCTGCTGCCAGACCGAAAGCGGTCGAGCATGTATAAACTTACTTAGTGATTGTAGTTGTACACAACAAGTATAGAACATACCTTATCCGGTTGAACGCCTCCGGTCTTTGTTCTGGGAGTATAGCCAGGAACGGTAACGGTTGACTCTAATCCTTTAATCCTTTTGGATCTTTTTTTGCCAAGTTGGCAAAGAGTTTGCAGCTGGTGCCAAGGCAAGTGGCCAAGTGCTGTTTGTTTGCCAGGACCGGGCGCGGTCTTTTTGCTAGGACATTCCATTGGACAATTTAAATAAACCAGGCATTACTAAGGCTTTAGTGGACTTTATTAATAAACAAACAATTATTTATTCGCGCGCTTTTTCTTTACAGTACGTGGCCTGGACGCAGCAGGCCTTGGTCTTTTTATTCCATTTCTTAATACATTTGTTTGAAAGAGAAATTTTCTGCCTAATGAAGTTTGATCCAGCTGTTCAGTTAATTTATCTCTTAAATCCACCACCCAAAACTTGTAGTCTGCATATGTGTCAACCTTTTCTTTTGGAGGAACATTTTTTGGACATTTGGTAGCTAAAGAGTCAATATATCTGTAACTATCATCAAAAGCACCTGTAGGAGGATTCATATTTAGATGCCATCCTTCAATAATATCAGGATTCATAGTATGTATAGTTGCAAGGTTTTCAGGAGTAAGCTTGACCTTGCATAGTTGCAAAATAACTGAAATATCGAACTCTTCAACATGTCTGAGGTAGGTTTTGTAATCTGAGGCCTTATATGCACCCTGCACACCTGCATCATTTTTTCCAATTGTAATAGTTAACGGGGTGCCTCTAGTATTATCAACTACAGTTAAAAATATTTGATTTTCCCATGCTATTCCATTGTTTTGTCCTTGACTTCTTTGTATCCAATATGGTCTGTTAAAAAGCTGCGCTTCTGTGGAAACCAGAGACCCACTTGGTGTTGCAAAATAATTTATGGTTGGGTACTTATCCTGTTTGGAAGCAATGTCTCTTTCTACCTCCCCTTCATTACCAACAGAACCAGATCTTGTAAATAAGTGCCTTGCATACAACTGTTCTCTTCTTACATAAAAGAAGCAACTGTCACCATATGGGTCATTAGCCATTTTTATATAATCTGGATATTTACAAACACCATTAGCTATATCTAATGGCACTCCAGATTTGTACTGCTGCAGGTTTGCAAAATCCATTGCACCAAATCCTATATCAACCATGTCACCATCCTGAATTAGTGTATTTTTTAATTCTATAGGTGGGCATTGCTGATCTTCATGTGCTTGACCAACACACCAACGAGCTTGTATCCAGTGCTCACCTATTGCAGGCTTGCAGCCTACTAAAAATAGCTGAGTTTGCTTTGGATCTAATGCCACGTTTACTCTGGGGTCAGTATTTTCTTTATCATGGTCAGTTGGGTTTTTATTTGGATTTTCAACATCACTATACCTATCAAATGTAGTGTTGCCTGTTACACTAACACCAAGTGGCTGCCCTCTATCTATTTCTAAGCCACGCAGTGCCCAGACCAATCTTTCTCTTTCTGGGTCAAATAGTGACTTATCTCCAAAAGCAAAATTGTTAGGGTCAGGCAATTGCAGCCTAAAAACCCTGTACTGATTAGGAGATACTTTAGGCACAATAATTTCATTATCTCTGTCTTTTTTGATGATATCATACAGAGGATGTCCCACAGTTAGTAGACGGTCGCTGCTAGCATGATAGAAAATACTTGTCCGGGTGACATACTCATCGGTGCTCAAAACCTTGGTGGCCGGTTGCGGAGGTAGATAAAACTTATTCTGAGCAGGGAGCCACACAGCCATCTGCAAAAATCAATAAAAATACCGTTTGCGCCTTTTTTTTCTGAGCAAAGAAGGATGCAGATAAAAATTGAGACCATCACCATAAATGTCAAAACTGATTGCTGGTGTACTTTCAGGATGCAAAGGGATTAATGGATTATCTGAGTCACTTGGATATTTGACATGCACACCTTCAAAGTCTGGAAAGACCTGAGGGCTTGGCTTAATGAGATTTGGAACCGATATCGGTTGCTGTTCTCTCCTGCTTCCTATGACTAGCTGCAGGTCATTGGCAATAGATTCAATTTCATCAAGTAAAAACTCATCAGAATAAGTTTCAAGGAGACTTTCGGCTAAGCTGACAACATCAAAATCATCTGTGCCAAGTGTGATGACAGCTTCTCCTGATTGCTCTCCAAGTGGAAAATTTCCTATAGGGGTTAGCTCAATATTTTCTGCAGGGGCTACATCACTAATGTCATAGTAATAGTGGCTTTGGGGTCCTATAGTTAGACCACTTCTGGTTCTAATGCTTGCTTTTTGACCGAATCGGCTCACGCGGACCCCTTGTAGATCTGTTCTGCTGTAATAGGGTCTGCTTAAAGTTACAAGGTCTCTAAAATCCTCATTTGGAGCTGCTTGGGCTAAGTCTGCAATATCCTGGTTAAAAATGAGATCAACTGACTCCTCAAATGTTGGGTTTTCAAAAGTAACAAGGGCTCTGGGCCTAGTAATAAAATCAGGGTCTGTTACTTTAATCTGCTGCAGTCTTCTGTTATAATAATGTGGTGGTCTGTCAGGGGGGGCATCAGCCCTTGGTGTGCTAGTTGTGAATGCAGTTTCTTCCTGAATAGTAGTGTCAAAAGACCTTGAGGAAAGGTCACGCAGAGGTATTTGCTCGCCAATGAGCTGGCCTCCTGAATGTCCCTCCACAACTATGTGGTCAGTGAAAGAGGCTTCTCCAGAACCAGAGGTAGTTGTTAGAGAAACCTCAAAAGTGGGGTTGCTATACTGAGTTCTAGAAATTATTCTAGGAGATCTTGTTTCAGGAGTGACCTCTAATATTGCAGGTTGCTCATCAGTTGTTATTTTGGGGGTTGAAAGAGGCAGTTCAGTTACTGTGGACTCAGTTGTACTTATTGTTACTGTGCCTTCTTCTATAATTGATGGGAATCGTGGTGGTGAAATTGTAAAAGGGTCTTCAACTGCTGTTGGGAATCTCTCTGGTGGGATTATAGCTGGCCCTAAAGGGTCTATAGCATCTACTGGGATAACTTCTGATGGACCTAAACTGCTTATAGGCAGTGTAGGCCTTATTGTAGTTACTCTTGTTCCAAGCCGTACCCCTCCCCCACCCAAAGGCACATAGCCTGTTCCTCCACCTGTACCCTTTGCTGTTCCAATCCCCAAACTTCCCAAAAAAACACCAGCACTACCATATTTTAAAATTTTATCAGCAAGCGTGCTTTGCTCATATTTATTGAGTATATCAGGCGGGCAAGTATTGGATATTTTGCATTGGGGGTAAATATCAGAGGGTGCGGCTCTTCTTTTTCGCGTAAGCATGCTGAAAGCAGGATCCTTTTTTTGGTGAGTATACGCTAGGACAATGAGCAGGGGGATTTGGGGAGACTATTTACAGTTGACCGTCGGGGACTTTGGTCTGCGCAGGTTGGGTTGGGTAAATATAGCGCTGAGTAAGGTGAAACTCTCCTGTAGCAAGGGCAACTGGTGTTATGTTGCCTATGTAGCAAGAAGCAGCAAGATGGTATTGCTATATTACTGTGACTGGTTTTCCTTTTAGTCTTCTTTTTTTTTAGTTTCTGATGATAGTTCAGTTTCTGTATATTTGCATATATGTTTTTGAACGAAGTGATGTTTGCTGTATGTATACAAATGTGAGATTACTTAGTTTTTATAACATAGGTGAAAGGTGATAATACATAAAGCGTGACCCGTGTTTACTAGATGGTGCCAGAATGTGAAGATATTCTGTCTAAAGGTGTACAGAGAATACAAAAGTCAAAATATCAAAGAGTTGGTTGTTCCAGTTTCAGACAAGATTAAAAAAAAATAGACACTTCTTTAAAAAAAAAAGGAAGGAGATAGGACTTAGACTTAGAAATATATAGCAGTTATACAAAACATTCAAACCATGCATTCATTCCCATTGGCAACTTTTTTGTGTGCGTTGACAAGTTTAAGAGTTAGTTAGTGGTGGATGGTATCTATGCAAGTTGTATGCTTATAGAACATTACTACTGCAGTTTTATACACTTACACTAATGCTTTTGGACTACCTATACATCTTTCTATTTATAATAGTAATAAACTGTGGAAACCTTTAACTATTATAGACCTATAGCAATGGTACTTAATTTCAATACTAAAAAAAGACTTAATGAATGTAGACCTATGCCTAAGACTTATATGGAAACATGTTTGTTCAAAATGAAATTTCACTGATTATCTCTACTGCCTATTTACTAATAACTATGCCTATTTATTAAAACACTATACTAAGAGAGAAGAGACTGCTTAACAAACTAGAGAGACTTAACTGTCTAATAATAAAAACACATGACTGTTAGAGGAGATGACTGTTGATTTTTTCTATTGTCTTACTTGTATTAACTTAACTCTATGTTTTACTAATAAAAGTTGAAAAATAATCTACCCTCCACCCTTACTTGTGTGCTATCTGTGTAACTCACCCTTTATTTTTTTTGGACCCCTGCACCAACACCCTTACAGGCTTTACTACTACAAATCATCAAAAGACCCCAAAGAATATTGCACAGACTTTGGCAACTGAACAGTATGCAAAAACAATTCTCTTTGAGCAGTGTCCTTAAAGCTTAGTAGCATCCTGGATCTTCCCCATCTTTCAGTCCCATCTGAAACAGTCCACTGCCAAGTTGTGCTTGCCCTGCTAAATAAAGAAGAAAATTTTGATTTAAGCCTGTATCTAATACATTTTAAAGAATTGGGACCCCCCTTTAAAATAATGACAGGGGGATCCTTAGCATCGAGGAGAAGTCGCGCAAGTCGTGTTCTATTTCCTTTTGGAGTTGTTTGAGTGCGCTGTCCAACTTCTCCTGGAGACGGCGGGACAAGCCCTGGCGAGGGAGTGGAATGGCCGGCCAATTCTCCCTCTCTTCGTCTTCCGAATCCTCGTCGTCGAGGGGTCTCTCGCGACGACGGCCGTAGATATCGTCTAGATCGTCTCGGAGTTGTGGGTAAAGCTTTTTTCTTGGGGGTGCTAGGTCTGGCGGTGGCCCCCGACGTGGAGGCGTCCCCGCCGGTGGCCGGTCCGGTGGCTGCGAAAGGACTAGTGGGAACAGCAGGTGTTGTCAGTTTACTCAAGACCTCATATCTACCAGTTTTGCTATACTTCTCAGCTTCCTTTCGGAAGTCAACATAGTACACCTTAAAATGATGCTCGTCCAAGTAATACAGGCCTAGGTTGTCTAATTTTCCTTCTGTTTTGCTCCAAGTGTCACTTTCAGTTTGAAAGTAAATGTACTGCCACAGCACATATCTAACAAGGTTGTCAGGCTGCTCATCAAACCTTACATCTACTTGTTTCCCATTTTTCTTAAAGCAGTATGGTGGGTCAGCTAATAATCTCTCCTTACTAGTGTCTGACAGAGTCCAGCGTTCAGATCCATATTGTGAGTCAGCAAGTGACTGCAAAAGAATCTCCTGCTCTATTGCACTTTTAGCTTTTTGCTGTGAAACAGATTGTGGAGGCACAGGGCTCATGCCTATTCTGCTCACACCATTTTTCCTAGCAAAATGAAACAGCACCTGCTCCTTTCTGACAAGATTCCAGTGTCTAATTTGATCAGCTATGTCGCCACTGTTTTTTTCATACAGACTCAGAAGTTCCTCTTGTAAAGAGTCTAAGGCCTTGCTGAGATTCTCCATCTTCCCCCTCTTCTTCTTGATCACTTAACTCTAAGTGGGTCCAAAACCTTTCAAAAAAAGAGGCCCAGCTTTTGTCATTTAAAACAAAACCAGGAGACCCATCCTCATCAAAAAGAAATTGAGAGGCAAAGCAGAAAACAGAAATTCTACTGCGAAGATATTTCCAGCGCTCATCACCCCAAACATTCACATTTGTTGTGACCATCAGGGGTGGACATTTTATCTGAAAGGGAGCTTTATGTTTGCAGTCAATACTGATAGGATTGCCATCTAATGCATTTCTTAAATATGTATCAAAGTAATCCCAGCAAGGCCTTGTAGCATCATCTAAAAGACCAATCTTGGTGTCCGACAAAGGCTGCAACCAAAATTGACTCCTGCTATTCACAAATGATATTACCCTGCCTTTCAAAAAATTCAGTAGGCTCATGCAAAACAAAGACTTTCCTGTATTAGGAGGACCCCAAAAAACTAAGCAGTTTTTTTTAGGGGTGCCACGCAAAAATTTTTTAAAATCAGCAAGAAAAGAAATAAATTCTATTGTCTGGTGTCTTAAAAATTTAACTATTTCTTTCCAGCTACCTTCTCCTTTAGCAGCCTGACATCTCTGATAAATCCAGTGTGACATTGTCATTTTTTGCATCTCAGCTCTTTTATAATATCTGCACATTGTTGCACAGTCGCGCACGTGTTTTGCCTGATTGTTAGAGCTTAAAAAAGCAATTGCATTTTCATCCGTTTCTGCCAGACAGGCATAATAATATGCAATTTCACTTTCCTCAAAATATTCATTGTCATAAGCCCATTGTACCATTCTAGACAAGTCAAATGGCTTTTCGCCAGCAAACTGATGAGTCAAAAGCGTCTGCTTCGCTATCCAATCAGGCAAAACACCATATGTGTACACTGATGAAACCATACTTTTTTTATACCAGAATAAAGCAACTGCTGTACTCCTTGTTTTTGGAGGTTCTAACATTAATTGATCATCTTTACAGTCAAATAATTTTGTTAGCAATTTTTGTACTGTCTCTCTGCTTTTCTGACTTTTAAAACTTAGTAAATATAAGCATACAAGTCCAATCTGATTAAAATAAATATATTCACAGTAGTCTTGCAATAACACTTTTGCAGCCTCAGTACGTTCTTCAATTAAATAAAGTCCACAAACAACCCAGTCCACACTGCAAGTCTTATCACTTTTAAAAACTCTAACAAGATCCATAAAACTTACGCAAAACCCATCTTTAAATTTAGCAAGCATAAACGCGCGCTTATTTTTAGCTCTAAACAATGCTTCCGCGCCATTTTGCCCTGGCTTTAAAGAAGAGTCTTCTGATTCAGTCTCTACCTGTTTTTCCCCCTCTGCAACAGAATCATCAGCTTCATGATGCGAAAGTTCTATTCCACTGTCATCCCCAAACAGCTGCTTTTTTGCCTTTTTAGAAGTCCGCGAAGAAATACTTATAGCTTCTAACTGCGGACTAAGGCTCAAAAGAGCTTTCTGCTCTGGGCTCTGAAAATACTTTCGTTTTAGCTGTTGTAACTGCTCTTCAGATTCTGTTTGCTCCTGTTGTTGAAATAGTTGCAGGGAATTTCCCTGATCTACTGAAGCATTGTCTACTAGATCAGAGATATCACTCTCAGTGCTTTTATCAAATAAATCTTCTAAGGTATCATCTACATCGCTACATTCTGCTTCCACTAACACCCATTCATTCACATCCTCCAAAGTACCTTTTTTATCCGCCATGATTTAGCTTCTCAGTCTTAACGCAACGCAGACAAACAAAGCTCAGATTAAAAAGAAGCCTTTGAAAGTGCCGAATATCGTCGCTTTCTGCAAGGCAGACAAACCTCACCCTGCTACCACATAATCCACAAAGGGCTGCAACCCGATATAAATCACGGGACGCGGGCTCCTCCTCCTCCTCCTCTTCAGCTGGTATTTGCTCATAGCAATGCAGGTCAACCGTTTCTGGTGGTAGCTGCGCTGTCAGCACAATGTCTGGTAAAGTAGGTTCTTGCCCAATCATCCTTCAACTGACAAGCGACACAAATCACAAAGTCCCCTATACTGACCTCTTACCAACCTTATAATCTTCTCAAATTTACAAGAGTTTTTTTCAATTTCTGTAAGGCTTTTCATGCACCGGTGGCACCTTACAATCACCTTTGACCGCGTCCAAAGCTCCTCAAGCTCACTTTCAGATAAAAATTTTTCAAAATAAAAAGATTCTTCCAGCAATGCACAATCTCTAATGCATTTTTGACAGCAACCATACACACAGTCATTCCTCCATACAAGTTGAAAAGGTGATAAGTCAAAAAAAGCTTTTTCTATGTTAGTAAGAAAGCGTGAGCAAAAATTACAAGGCAAAAGCAAGTCAATAAATGAAGCTCCAGTTCTCTCTGAGAGACCTTTCACCGTTGTCGGTCGCGCCATGAATGCCCCCAA